GCATGGAAGAAAACATATGCAACAAACTGAAGAAAATACTCCTGAAGAAGTTGTAGATAAACTATATTTGACTACTATAGGTGGTCATAGTCCTGCTATTATGTGTGAAAATCACGCATTACATTTTGAAGCAATGATGTTACAGCATGAAGTTAATTATACCATTGATCCTATTGATGAAGTTGACGGATTAGAAATGGTATGTCAGGCATGCGATTTACATCACGAATTGAATAGGCCTCGCATAATACTGCCAAATTAGAGCAATAACACCAGCATAAATATACTATAAAGGCCAGCAAGTTATGTTAGATATCAAAAATATACCTATTGAAAACATCAATCAAAACAAGGGCATTAATGCTCGTTTTGTTAGGATGAAAAATATGATGGATGTTAAAATGGCATCCTATTTACGCTATTTGGGAACAAAAAATGCTGTTAACAGAGCCAGCGACTATCATTATCTTTGTCTTGCTGTTACTGACAGTACCGCACCTGTAAATGGTATTGACTATATCCATCCTAGTGTAAAACCCGTAGTTGACTATGCTACAGCAGTTATCGCTAAAGGTTTGATGCCAAATGGCGAGATTAATTTTGAATTTGTCGCTGATGGTGAAGATGACGAAACAGCGGCAAGACAAGCAACAGATATGGTCAGCAAAATCGTCAATGAGATGAATGACCCACATTTTATTTTAGAACGCTGGATCATGGACGCTGCCATGCACAAGAACGGCATGATGATGATTAAGCCCATTCGTGAGCCTATTGTTCGTTATGTAGAAATCCAAGGTACAAATGACCAATTACTAGCGTTTGAAGCACAAGCAGAAAATAGCGGATTGAAAGCAAATCGTCAAAGCAAGCGCAGAGTCAATGTAGAAATGTCAAGAGTTGTTGCTGAAATCACACAATTATTGGGTGAACAAAAGGCAATGATGGCACAAGATATGTTAGACAGAACAATATCTACATTAACTGAAACGCCTGAAGATTTTACTCCTGATTCTATGATGATGGAAAGAGATGATGTATTGAGTGGTCAACTAGGTGGCGAACAAGATATATTAAATGACAGTATCGCAAGAAACACAATCTATACAGCAAAATACAAACTAACTGGTTATAACTTAAACATTAAGTTTCATCCAATCGCACAACATTATTGGATCTGTGATCCTACTGTGCCTGAGATGAAGGATCAACCATTCTGTGGTTATTATGATCCTATGACTATCCAAGAAGCGACTGAGTTATATCCAGGCATCAACTTAGAAGAATTTGAACGACATGCTGAATATAACATGAATGGCGCATATCAAGCAGGTTCAGTATTAAATAACCTAGCGATTCACGCAAGAGATAGTGTGCCTGTCATGGGTATTCCTGTCAGTAGCGCAAGTAGTGCTGACCCACATAGTCGCCAAATATCAGTTGTTACTGTTTGGAACAAATATGACATTGACGGTGACGGTGAACTAGAACTAGTAGAAATTATCTATAGCGGTAGTTACATCATTAGTGCTAGAGAAGTAGAGTATATCCCAGTCGCTAATATGTGTCCAAAGCCACTACCAGGTAACTTCTATGGTATGAGTATTGCTGAAAGCGTTATTCCAATGCAGGAATATAACACATCGGCAGCAAGAGCAGAGATTCAATTAGGACTATTAACTGCTACACCACGAATCGGTGTTAAGCCTGATAGATTAGACTTTGAGATGTTACAAGATGGAGAGGCTGCTATCTTTATTTTAGATAGTAAGTTTGATCCAAGTAAGGACATTTACCAATTGCCTCCTCCAAGTGGAAATTTACAGTTCTTGGAAGTTGCTATGAATCGTATCCAGCAAGATACTATGGCTATGGTAGGTATGACTACACCAACAGATGTATTCAATCCTGAAGTCATGGCTGCTGGTAATAGTGGCATCAAATTACAATTGGCACTAAGTCCAAATCAAATCATCCAAGACAATACTGTTCGTAATAGTGCTGAAGGTCTAAAAGAAGCATTATGGTTAGTATGGCGCACATTGATTCAATATGGTGATGATTATGGTGTCAAGAAATTGGCACAGAAGTCACACCCAGACAAGCAACCTGAGTTCTTAGATTTCTTAGCATGGGACGATATGAATTTCTGTGATAGAAAACAAGTTCAGATTAGTTTGGCTGTTGGTATGATGAGTGAAGAAAACCAATTAGCACGACTACAAATCATTCAGAAATGTCAGAATGAATTGTATCAAGCAATACAAAGCATGGTCATGCAGGGTACATTGACTCCTGAGATTTACAAAAAAGTCAAGAAGCCATTTGCTGACACATTGTATGTTCTTGGCGTAAAAGATTGCGACACTTACTTGCCTAGCGATGATGAAGTCATGGCTATGATTGAACAAGCAAGAGAAGCAATGAAGAATAAGCAACCAAGTCCTGAGGATCAGAAAGATATTGCCAGCGCACAACTTGATAATGCTAAGGTACAACAAATCATGGCTGAACTAAGTGGACAAGATGCTGAAACACAATTAGACTATATGGCACTAGCCCAAGGCAAGCCTAAAGTTTATTCGTAAAATAAATGTATAAATAAGGAATAGAAATGATTAGTGAAGATACAATTGAGCATTATAACAATAGGTTGAATGTTGACTTAAACAATGTTAAAAATATGACAGCGAGCCAAAAGGATCGTGTCAGACATTATGGTAGTCAAGCAGAAAACCTATTGAAAAATAAAGATTTTGCTATGTTTGTCCATCATTATAAATTTGAACTAGCAGATAATATCGCTAGTTTGCGTGGACATTCAGTAGAGGATAATTTGCAACGAGTTGCGTTATGCAACGAACTTGTTGGAATAGACGGTTTCGTAAATAGCCTAAAGAGGGCGATTTATTGGAAGAATCGTGTTGGTAACAATGAAATGCCCAACACAACTAACAATTAAGGAAAAGTAAATGGATACAAATGTAGTCAGTCCTAACGCTCCACAGAGCGCGGTCGCTGAATCAATCGCTGTCCCTAGTTTGGATAGTATAGCACAGAAAATGACCGCAATGCGTGAACAAACATTGCGTAATCAACTCCGTGCTACCGAAGAGGGCGCAACAGGTCAAGATGAGACGGCAGAATCATCAAGCCCTGTGGCAAATGAAAATGTGCCAGAAGTTGATGAACAAGTTGATAATGATATTGGTGTAAGCGCAGAAGAATCAGATAGCCCTGAAGAGGTAACTACTGGTAATTCTGATAGTACAGCAGACGAACTAATTGACTTTATTGAATTCGCAGAAACTAATCCGAACGCTAAGTTCAAGTTTATGCGTAATGGTAAAGAAGTAGTTATTGATGCTAAAAAGGCAGCAGCCATATTAGGTCAAGGTTCAGCAATACATGAAGAAGCAAGAGAATTGAAAATTCAAAAGGCTGAGTTTGAGGAATACTTAAACCAGACCCGTGCTAAAACTGAAGGTTTGGCATTAGCAATGGAATTTACGATTGAGCCACGCATTAGAGGTGCTTATGATGAAATCTTGAAAACTCAAGGTTATCAGACAACATTTCAAAAGCAACTTAGTCAAACTCAGGATCCAGCCATGCAGGCAAGGATTCGTGCTAGTATGGATCAGAACGAGAAATACATTAGGCAGCAACAACAAGTAATTGGTCAGTTGAAGCCGCAAGTGGATCAGTTCAGAGCGATAAGAGCGCAAGAAGTTGGCGAAAGATTAAAACAGGCTCGTCAGAATTTTTCTGACAAAGAATTGAAAAACGAATATGTTTTCAAGGAAGTTCGTGACAAAGTTGCTAAGTTATGGCCTCACGCAAATCAGGAAATTATTCCTGGTGTGCCAAACATTGACCTCATCAGTAGTGATGAGAATCTGTTAAGTTTGGTTCGTGATGGACTTAAGTATCGCCAAAAGCCTAACAGCAAAAGCGCAGGCTCTAGTTTAGCGCAGTTAACTAACCGTAAAGGTAGCACTACGCAACGAGGCAATGATGACAATATCTCTAAACTTCGTGAACAAGCCAAGAGTGGCGATAAAAAAGCCGCAGACAATCTCTTAGTTGCTCAACTACAAAAAATTAGAGCAAGTAGGGGAGGTCGTTAATATAGCCAAAATTTAAGGAGATAATCATGGCAGAAATTACAACCAGTCAAATTGGTAACGGTACTACAGCGTATGGTTCTGATATCGTTGTCAAGGACTTAGACCTAGATGTGTCTAATCGTGTTAAAGATGATACACCTGTATTGAACATGTGTATGTCTAAAAAGCGTAAAGTTAACTCAACTTTACCATTATGGACTGACGATATCTATCGTGCTCCAGCAGTACAAGCGCAAGTTGAAGGTGCTACAGTTGCTACTTCTCAAGCAGAAAGCAACCAGCGTTACAACTTAGGTAACTATACTCAAATTTTCAGTACAGTTATCGCCGCTTCAGGTACAGCCCGTGCAGTTATGCAGGCTGGTGGTGACCCACAAGCATATCAAGAAGTCAAGCAATTGATTGAATTGATGTTTGATGTGGAATTACAACTAGTTCGTAATGACCAAATCGGTACAAAGTATGCTGGTCAAACTGGTAGTGCTTCAGGCTTACCATCAGGCCAGACAGGTCGTAGAATGGGTTCATTAGCATCATTCGCAGGTACATGGAGTTTTAATACAACTTCTGGTACATTGAGTGGTCTTGACACATTCTTCAACAACGAAGATACTGACTCTGCAACTCAAATCAGCAATGCATTACGCATTTATGCTAATGGTAGTTACTTCTATGCTGGTACTTTCACTAACCAGTTGTTCTCACCTGCACTATACAAGCAGTTGGTAACTGTTGCTGAACAGCGTTACAACGCTAAGATCCGTACTGTTGTTGCTCCAACATCATTGCGTACAAGTATTTCCGACAATATGCCTCAGTCAAGAGGTATTAACCGTGTTGACTCAGCACGCGGCGATACTATCAGCACATATGAAGGTGATTTCAACTATACTTACGAAATCTTTGATTCATGGATCATGGATCAAGTTGTACCTAACCAAATGTACTTCTTGAACGAAGATGTAGTTCAGTGGGGTGCTTTGCGTGACCTAGGTCCTAACAACGAAGTATTCAGCAATGCTGACGCTAGTTTAGACCAGTTCATCATGGAAGGTACATTGATTGTTCGTAACCCTGCAGGTGTTGCTGTTCTCAACAACATTGAAGCCGGTACAGCCGCACAAAGCGCATTACCTGGTCCTCGTGCCAGCGCCCTTGTCAGCCGTACAAACTTCGGTCCTGGAGATGTTACACCTTAATCTTAAGGTTTGTAACTATCAAGAAAAAGGCTCTACGGAGCCTTTTTTCTTATCATAAATACATATATGAACGACATAAACAACCCCGAATATTTGGACGATAGTGATCCAGAAAAGAACTATAACTTCTACCGCCAAGATAGTGGTGGTATGGTTACGAACGACAATGGCGTAGCCGACAGATTGCTACAAAACAATGATTTGTACAACAGCATGAAGGGCGATTGGAAAAGAACTGATTTTAACAAAAGCAAAAATATTTTGGTTACATCAGGTCGTGAAGATGGTAAGTTTTACATCAGGCGTGAACAATTAAACGCAAAAGCAATTGCTGAACATTGTAAAAATTATCGTCATGCCGCAGAATTAGGTATTCCTGATCCATTAGCACCTATTGGAGAAGATGGTAAATTACAACATAAATGGATGGAATTACCAAAAGTTGTCGCTATTCGTATTAGCGATGATTATTTTGGTGGTATTCCATGGGATGCAATTAAACATGATAGAACATTAAAGGCACAGTTTTATAAAGTTGTAGAAAAAGAATACAATCAATATGTGTGCTATCCAGGTGGTAAGTTGCCAATCCCAGTTGATGTACCATATCCAACTAAAAAGGGGCAACAAAGATTTTTCCAAGGACATTAACATATGTTTCAAATAGCCTCAGCAAACGAATTAGTAGATTTTATTAAAGATTTTACTGGTTCTGCAAATACAGACGAAATCAAAAATTGTATTTTCTTAGCAGAACTATCAATGCGTAATATTGAGTTACCAGCATTGCGTAGTGATCCATATTTGCCTGAAAATATTGGAATTGTAGACAGTAATGGCAATATACCAATTCCAGGTGATATGAACAAACCTATTTTGTTCTTTAAGCAAGGTAGTCAATATATCACTACTGCTACAGCGACTGGAACTAGTGGTACAAATACAGTAGTATTGACAAGTCAGCCAGCACAAAATTTAACAGTTGGTATGTTAGTGACAGGTACAGGTATCGCTGTTGGCGCTACAATCACAGCAACTGGCGGTGGTGGTATTGGTGACACACTTACATTAAGTGCTAATAACACTGGCACAGTAAATGGTCAACTTGTTTTCGCTACTCCTGCTCCTAACCAAAGTAATGGTTCTAGTCAGACAGGACCATGGATCGTTTACGATAGAATTGGTGACAGAGATATCATCACGCAGGGCATGATTGCTCAACTATATCTACAGCCAGTCAATGTGCCAGCAGTTATTCGTGGCAAGTTTAGTGAAGTGGGTCAAAAGTATAAGTTCTTACCTTATGTCGCTGAAGGTGATTTGATTAACTTGTATTATTACAAAGCGTGGCCATTACTGTTTGCGCCAATCAATGACGAAGTTGTAAGCACTACAGGTAGCGTAAACCCAATCAGTGGTAGTGGCCCATGGACTATTGCAATCACAGGCATGACTAGCACAGCAAGTCTAGAAGTAGGTGATGAAATCACAGCAACACCTGGTACAGGTAGTTTGGGTACAGGATTTACAAGTGCTGTTGTGTCACAGATATTAAGTTCTACAAGCATTCAAGTTGTCGTTACGGGCGGATCTAGTCCCAGTGGCGGCACAATCACAAACATTACATTAACTAATCAAACAGTACAAAGTAACGCAGTATTAGCGACATGGCCTGAAGGTTATGTCTATTCAACATTGCGTGAATATTATATCAAGCGTCACAATAGTGAAGATGCTTCAGTTTATCAAGCAAAGTTTGACAACGCTTGGAACACAGTTCAGGATCAAAACAATCTTGGTAAATGGAGTGGTGGACACACAAGATTAACAAGTGTATGGCAACCAAGACAATATCGCCAATACAATATTAAGTAAGGAAAAAATATGTCAACAACAAATGTAAGCAATTACACTACATTGTATAGCACTACAGCAGGTGCAGTTGCACCTCAGCAACCCTATGGAAACGCTAATGTAGAAGCCTTTCTTAATGCAGGGACTGATGGCGGTAACACAGTACAAAACATTTTAGCAAATGGAAACATTGTAGCAAATGGATTTTTTATCGGTGACGGTGGACTTTTAAGTAACATTACAGCATATACTAATGTTATTGCTAACACCGCTAATGTGTCATTACTTTCAAATGTAGTCAACACAAACGCAAGTAGCAGTAGCACATTTTATCCTGTGTTCGTTGATAATGCAGGTAATGTAAAATTACAGATAGACAATGTTGGAAATACATTAGCATACATTCCATCAAGTAGTGCATTGTTTGCAGGACAGTTTGATAGTGAAGTTTTTACAAACGACCAGAGCAGTCCAGCAACAAGCGAAACTATGTTCTTGGATGGTAGTAACAACAGTATCAGAATGACTGTTACTGGATTGGCTAATGCTGTCGTGATTGGAAACACTAGCGCAAATGTAAACACGGGCAACTTAAAATTAGGTAATATTACATTAACTACATTAAATGTTGGCGGAGTGAATCCAGGCATACAAATGGCTAACGATATTGCCAATGCTAATAACAGAATATTTCTTGTACAAGGTTCTAATGTCACAGACCTTGCGAATGTAGACGCAGGTAACCCTGTAGTCGCTGGACAAATACAAGTTTTGGGCGGCGGTATGGGTAATACCAGCAACAGAATTAGTAATACTACTCAAAACATTATAGGTGGAGGCATTACATTAAGCGGCGGAAATGCTTGGGGTAATAATAATTCTGGTAGAACAGTACAGGGCGGCGGTATTTCGCTTACGCCTGGACGAGCAGTAAGTGCCAACTCAAATCAAATAACAGGCGGCGCATTTAGTATGGTGGGTGGTAATGTTAACTTCCAAGTTGCTAACAATATCACTGGCGGCTCATTAAACTTGTTTGGCGGCACTATCACTCCTGATTCAGGGGTGGCAAACTTTAGCGCAAACACAGTTAACATTGGCGGCACAAATTTGGGATTTGGACAGTTTGTAATGGGGTCAAGTAACGGTGTTGTTGGAAACATTAGAACTCCATTAGTTAACTTTGGTGCTAGTTTTGGATTAGGTACTGTTTTTAGTAACGGTGTAAGTAATATTACTGTTGGTAATGTTACACCTTTTGACCAAGTATATTTCCGTACGCCTGGTGTGGGTGGTCAGTCAGGTGTCAGTCAAGGCAACATTAACAATGTTGCTATTGGTAACATCACTACGCCTCAAATCAGAATGGAAACAGGTAGTTGGCAATACCCAGGCGGAAGCAATGTCAGCAATGTAAGGGTAACTGGTAATTTTAACAGCGGTGACATTTTAATTGCTACTGGTGCAACTAATAATGTTACTAGCGTACTAGGCACAATCACTCGCGGTAATGTTAGATTGAATGGT